ATTTTTTTTTAAAATTGTGTCAGTCGCACCAGTTACATCAAGAGAACTGGTGCAACTGTGACGATGTCACGAATTTTCTACATTTTCGGAAGTAACCGAAGCTGTAGGCTCAGGCTCAGGCTTGGGAAGTAAACCAAGCTCAATAGCAGCAGTCTTATTATCCGAGTTATGAACAAACTCCAAAAGCTCCAAAGGATTGTTATTGAATTTTGCACGAACATCAGAATCTAAAGACTCGAAACGGGAACCTATGCTCTCCGCAATCTGATAAGCAGACTGTAAATCTGTAACAGTGCAATCCATAAAATATGCAGGTTCATCACTAGCAGGAATCTTACCACGATAAGACTTAACAATATTGTTAATATCGCATTCATCTTTGAAATGCTGTTGAGTCATAGAAACACCGAATTGAACTGGAACAGAGTCAGGAGTAGAAAAACGACTATATATCCTTGTCTGTACTTGCGCTTTTGCCATCATTATCATCTCCAATAAAATCAATTAAACGTCTTAAAAAACGCGGACGAGAATAAGAACAGTAAGGATTGTCAGAGCTGTTAGGCAGCACAGGCTCATAAGTCCCGCAATCAAACACACTGTATTGATCGGGGTATTTGAAAAAGTCGGGAAAAACATTATAATCACACTCCATTTTAGCAGACAAAAATTTTTTTAAATCGGACAAGGTGCACAAGATGGGGTAAGTAAACACATCAAGAGCGTTGTCACGAATAGAATATAAATGCACTTTGTTGTCAATATCATTCACTTTCATAACCTCTCTTTAATTGTTCAAATTTAGCATTTTGAACAGCTTCCTTAATCGGTAAAATAAAAAACTCATTTGTCATCTGATTAAAATCACTAGCCGAGTGAAAATTATTACCTCGATGATAAGTAGGTAAATCACGGAGTTTTAAATCTTTAAGCAAAGATTCATAACCAGAAACAGAACGAAGGCTCTTAATCATAGACATTTCATCGGGAGCAATAGACTCAAATAATTTATCAAAATACTTCGGTGGCTTAACCTTAATACCATCACGAATTACAATGTAATCGTGTGGGTAAACATCACTCTTATACTTGTCTAGCCAGGCGGAACCAATACCAGGACGTCGGCTCATTCTAACAAACTCAGGTTGACGACCTTCATAATAAAAATCTGCTTGGCTACCAGTCATTTTTTTTGTAACATATCTAGCAACATAAGCACATGACTCAAAAGTAACTTCACCTATAATAACATAACCATTTTTCCAAATTTGGTTTATAGTTTCAGATGTATAGTAAATATCACCACTAAAAGATGTACTAAATCTCTTTAAATCCGAAATATCCAAATTGAAAACAATTGCATGATAATGCGGACGCAAGAAATTATCTCCATATTCACCACAGGCAAAAAATCGAATTTTTTTATCAGAGCCGTGATACTCTATATAGCGTCTTAACTTCTTAAGAAATTTTGTTAAGTCATCAGGAACTAAGCTACCAGACTTAGGTAAATGTTCATCATCATAAGTAAGAGTTAAAAAATAGGAATTTTGATAAAGCTGAGACTCTAAACTACATCTAATCGCCCATTGACGGGATTTCTCAAGTCTACATCCGATACACTGACCGCAAGGGATAGACAGAGAATGATAAGGATCTAAAGAATCACGAGAGTTAAAAACAATAGAACGCTTACCAGACGGATTTTTATATTTTGAGTACCAGCCTGTTAAAGGTTTAAAACAGCTCATAATTACACCTCAAAACAGAAACTAAGAAGAGGAAACTTAAAATATATGCTCGTAAAAAGTACATACAATTGCACTTACTTAAATATTGAGCAATTGCTTTTTGAAAGAGATTCGCAAGCTCATTTTCGATTAAACATCGAAACATACTGGAAAAGAACTTAAATTCTAAAACCGCCACGCATAGGGCGGGCTTTAATGTTAATAGCCTTAACTTTGTTAGCACCTTTACGAAACATTTTCTTAGACTTCTTTTTAGAAAGTTTATGACGGGACATAATAAAATCACCTCCGAATACCGATACCAAGGTTTGTAAAAGGAGAAAGCACTTTAATAATTTGGCCGAGAGTATCGGCGAAATCATAAGCTTCATTACCTCGCAAACGAGTTTCATATTGGGAACCAGCAATATCAGTTTGGATACGCTTAATGTTAGCAGAATTTAGCTCACGCTCTGAAATACCATTTCTTTCAGCAGTATTCGCCATAATACGATTCACTTCAGCATTAGACAAAGTAGCGTCAGCTTGAGCTTCTTTTAGCTTAATATCAGCAGCAGCTTCTGCAGCAGCAATCATTATACGCTGTTGTTGCTCAGTCAAATTACCCTCTAAAATACGCGGTAAGTACTCATTTTGTATTTCCTGACCAAGTGTTTGAGCTTCTGTAAGCTTAGTTTGAGCATTAGCAGAACTTATCTGGGAATCAGCCAATTTAGAACGAAGTTCAAAATCTTTAGTCCAAGACTCAACACTAAAATCGAAAGACTTACCAGAGTCAAAAGTTAACCTATCACGGGAAGCTTCAGCAGAAATCTTGGCAGCTTCAGCAGAATTTAACATAGCATTTGCTTGCTTATCTTGAATAGCTAAAGTAGCAAGTTGAGCGGCAGACTGTGCATAATTAGCTTTTTGAGTGCTAGGAGGATTAGGAGCAGACAAAGTACCAGTACCAGTAGTAGCAGACAAAAGCGGATTTAAACCAGCTTTTTTCAAGTCATCAACTTCCCATTGATGACGATTTTGCATAACTTCTTTATTAAAAGCTATCTGTTGATTAAAAAGAGATTGCTGTAAAGAGTTAGCAGACGAAGTGCCGAAGTATTCACCAATACCACCAACAATAGAACCAGCGGCAGAACCTAAAAACGACATAATATCACCTCTTTTCACAAAAAAATACCCCCCACAATATAAAATTGTGGGGGACAAAGAAGAGTAAATTGAGCTGGTATAAATAGTATAACAGATTTATTTTTTGTTTTCAAGTAAAAATTAAAAATGGTCGATAAGACCAGGAACAGAGTATAAAGGCATAGGTCTAGCAGCCTTAACATTGATAAGAGAATCAAAGAGGATATCAGGCTCAGATGGAACAGCAACGACTCTATCCAAAGGGACATTCTCTTCTATGAACGACTGAGAAAGAGTAGGCAAAGACTCAAATTTTTGAGCTAAGTGCCAAACGTCAAGGCTCTGAGGATAAGAAGAACGGAAACGACCAGTAATTTCATTTTTTCCGTATCTGTATTCTGCGTATCTCTCTTGATAACCGAAAACCTCATCATCTTTTTCAGTACCTTGAGCGTATATCTCCTTATTAAGTACAGATTGCTCACCGAGGTGAGCCAGACTAGGCCAGTAGAAATCATATCTAGTCTTACGACTCCAAATCCTATCAAGGCCTTGCTGATAAGTAAGAGCTGCACGAACGGAAACTAAACCGATAATATAACCATGTTCAGTGAAAGACTTACTCATAACATTAGTATTAGCACCACAAACACCAAAGGCAGCCAAATTACCTTGCGGAGTAGTAGAATCCGTAGAAGAATTCTGAACAACCGGATTAATGTTAATCGGAACTGAACGACCTCCAATATATTCTGGACGCTGTAAACGAGAATCGGGAGAAATAACACCGAAGTGAGAACGAAGTATTTCAGTGTAACGAGTACCTCCACGAGCGTCACGCTCTAACATACGCTGAATCTGGAAAGCTTGACGGAGCGAATTAATAGTAGCAGCAGTGGCACCAGACAAGTCAGCCGTGCCTTTGAAGTCAATTTCAGAAACGGCAGCAGACCAAGAGCCATCAACTGCCATACCAGATTGATAAGACCGTAAACCATCAGAAGCCAAAATTCTACCATGGCCACTATTAGGATGATAAGAGAAATTAACAGACTGCTCAGGAATCTTACCAGTAACATTAGCGACAGTGCCTAAAGGCAAATCAACACTTTCGCCTTTTTGTGGCCAAGGGAGAGCACTAGTAAAATAATCGTGCCTTTTACATCTCTTCAGAAGCTTATAATTTGCAATATCGTCAGTGCCATCACCATCATCGAAGAAAACGGAATCGATTAAATTCTCATCTCGAAACCACTCATTATAAATTAAATTGTAAGCTCTAAATGGCAAGCAGTTGACATTATCTAGAGCGACACCAGTAGGCAGGCCAAAGTGGTCACCTAGAGAATCAGACTGAAAAGTAGTACCTTTTTTGAAAGTAGGTATAACAAAATCAACTGAATCGCCAGGATTTTTTTGCTCACCATTGAAATTCTTCCAATGACTCCAAAGCAAACGGGTAGGAACATAAAAGAAAAAAGTATCTAAATATAAATTGTCCATAAAAGGGACAATAGGAGTATTTAATCTTGCAAAAGTAGTAGCTGAAATTTTAAAGCTATCACCAGGAAGAACTTCATCAAGATAGAACGGTACAAGAAGACCAGCGTCAAAGGTAGTCTTATGTGTATGTGACCTATCAAAGACACTTCTTTGAATATCTGTAGTAGGAATCTGTGAAAACAAATGTTGCGTTTTACTATGCATTTTTATCACCTCGACAAATTTTTTTTTAAAATTGTGTCAGTCGCACCAGTTACATCAAGAGAACTGGTGCAACTGTGACGATGTCACGAATTTTCTACATTT